ACAGTAAAATTAATTTCAGGAAGTTCCACATAATGTTGTCCATCATGTTCTATTAAATATTCCCGTCTTGCTTGGGCTTGTGCATACATTATTCCATATGCATCTAAAGTAGGATACTCGATATCAAAATCCTCTATTAAATATTTCGGATATACCGTCTCTATAGAAATAGAACTTAATTTTTTAATTGCTTCAACTTTAGTCTCAGGTTGTAGCCACATATTTTCCTGTATTACTCTTATAAATACATTTCGCATGTCATTGCCTATTGTATTCGCTAAATATACCGCCTGAGAATGCACATATTTATCTACATATAATCTCGTAAGTAACGTATTAAAACAATAAGATAGAGCAAATATAGGAAATAATTCATTCGGAAACATACCTTGCTGCCCCTTTGCGAATTTTTTAAAAAAACTAAATCGTAGCGTATGTGTATCTTTGCAATACATACACAATTGTCTAAGATACATGTAATACCAATACGCCTTCCATTTTTCGGTTTTCCAATCTGCATGTAATTTCTTCATGATACAACTTATATAACTTATACTTCCAGCTATATATGTTTTAGGTGCTTGTTTGTAACCAACACCTTCTGCGAATGTCTTCCAATCAAACCCATATTTGGTTTTACTTTCTTCTTCGGTAACTACATTATAAAAATCAGGCGAATCGCCTTTCAAATTGCAGTCCATTGAATTTAATATATCTATTTCACACTCTATTACATGGCGCGGATTTAATCCATGCCCTTTTCCTAGCATTTTGTCATATAAATCCATTACGAATTCGCAAAATTTATCGGCAAAATTTTGTTTAAACTGTTTTGTATATTTATTATTATCATGTCCTGTAATATATAAATCATAATCATAAAAAGATAGACTTGGCGACTGAATATGACTTCGTATATTTACTGCATCTTTTTCATCTTGGTTTATTTCCCATGAAATAGGACATCCCCATGAAATCACTTCGCATTTATTTATTTCTGACAGGTAACCGATCAAATCGTCCTTTTCTACATACATTTCGTAGTCTTTTTGCATTTTGTCTATATGTATTTTTATTTTATTGAATGTAAGATTTTCTACTTTCATCGATTCTAATACATTTTTAACTTTTTTAGAAAGAGCATTTTTATTATTTTTACAAAATTCATTTGCTAAATGTATTATACGGTGATTTACAGTATTTTGCACGAACCTAAAGTTATCCAGTTTTATAAAATAGTAATTCTTATAATCCATTACTATATCTTGTTTCTTCATCCATGCATAGTTTACATATGTGTAAAAATCCCTTTTAGGACTTAGATTATTTTCTTTTTCTATTTTTTCAATGTCATTAAATTCTTCAAATAAACTTTTTTGTGTATCTATGCTCTCTTTATTCGTTTTTATATTTTTAAGAGGTGATAATAAAAATTTAGATTCTAGTAATTCTGTATTTACATAGGGCATTTTTATATATTTGAAATTTTTAGTTACTCTTGTATTTTCATATTTGTTGTATTTTATATTTTTGTTATTTTTAGTATATTTATTATATTCTGTTTTATTATTTTTTATTTTTCTAGTTGAGTGTTTTTTTTTATTATTTAACCTCATACTATTGTTAATATATATACTATATTTTACTATAATATACTATAATAATATAATAATAATATTATAATATTTAGTATACTAAAATATATTTTGAAAATGCATAAAGATATAATATTATATCATATTATAATACAATGGTAAAACTAATGAAAGCTTTTTTGTTGCTTGCAAGTTTATCATTTGCCTCTACAGTTATGTTAGCGTCGCATGATGGGAATGAAACGCGGCCCAGTATCAATGATACTGTAATTTCCAATAATTCTACAGATATATTCACCCCTGCATCAAATCATATCGTTAATCATTTAAATTTTACGAATGATGATAATACTAAATATCGCCCCCATTTAGCAATTGTTGAAAAAAGAAAGTTGTTTCAAGACGAGGAGGATGGTGATGACGGTGAGGATGATGGCGAGGATGGCGATGATAGTGAAGAAAGTATTTCCGATGGAAGAAGACTTTTGAAAGCTGCTCCCAAGGCTGCTCCTGCTCCCAAGGCTGCTCCTGCTCCCAAAGCTGCTCCTGCTCCCAAAGCTGCTCCTGCACCAAAAGCTGCTCCTGCTCCTGCTCCTGCACTTAAATCAGTTGTAAAAGCTGTTGTAAAAGCTGCATCTAAATCAAATGATGACAAACCAGAACACCGTCATGCTGCAGTCCATATTCATCATCATATACATATGCCTGCGGCAACTCCTAAAGCTGCCCCTGCACCTGCACCTGCCTCAGCACCTGTCGTAAACAAATATGCAGCTGCATCTGTCGATTCTAAATTATCTGCAAAGACAAAAGAACTTGCTAAGAAATTCGAATCTGCATTCTCTGCATGGGTTATTACTACCGAAGGACAAGAAGCGATCAAATACTGTCAGTCGCTTGGTATTGCAAACAAACAGGATATTTACAATGGTTGTATTGAAGATATGCGTGTTACCAAGAGCAAATCTATCGCAAAAGAGAGCGCTATTGCTGCAGAGGAATTTTTGGCCAAAGAAGTGTCAAATCCAAGCAAACGTTATTGCGTAGCATCTGGTGATCCTCATGTTACCAACTATGACGGTGAATTGTTTCACATCCAAGAACCAGGTATTTATACAGTTGCACGCACCTCCGATACTGTTTTTGAGATTCAAGAGAAAATGCGCAAAAATGGCGATAATAAACCAGGTGTTCCTTCATGTATGACTGGCGCTGTTATTCACTATAAACAGATGAATATCGAAGTAGATGTTGCCAATTTTGGAAAAATTCGCGTCAATGGTAATGAAATGGATCTACCTGAAGATTTCACTCTTACCTTTGGTGGTGTCCAGATTCGCTATGGAAAACAAGTTATTGAATGGAAAGGTGCTACTATGCAGCCTGCCAGTTTGAAACTTACTACACCTAACGGATTTTCGGTTATGATTTCAGGTGGATACTGTGGTGTTCTTGAAACAAATGTGCCTACTGCTTTTTTTGGGAAAATGCAGGGTATTTGTGGTAACGCGGATGGTGTAAAAGACTTTGCTGATTATATGGGCCCTAACGGCGATGTAATGAATGTAAATCGTGGCAATAAGAATTGGGAAATGGGTGGCTATAATGGTCCAGATTCTCCTCTTTCTAAATGGCAGCTTTCATGGAAACCTCACGGCACTGAATGCTATTTCACCAAAGATTGTGAGGGTGGTGTGCAAACACGTAAAGTAATCGTTGTTGCTACGCCTGCACCTTCTCCTGTTCCCACTCCTGCTCCTGTTGTTGTTGCTGCTGTTAAATCTACACCTGCTTCCGTTGTTGTTGTTGGTAGTTCAGTTGCTAGCTCTAAATCCAGCTCCAGCTCCAGCTCTAGCTCCAGCTCCAAACATCACAGTAGTCATCATGATGTCAAGGTATGCAAACCTGAAGTATTTCCTCCAACATCACACAAAACTATCGAGAAACAGGTTGAACAATTATCAGCTCACGCTACCGCTAAAATGAATGACTTATATGTAAAATTCAAAACAATGATGGATGATTTGAAAAAGAAACATCACGAACAAGTTGCTGCAGATGAGAAAATACTTACCGATGCAAATAGCAAAGCATCTGATAGTCTTGCTAAATATACAAAAGTATTTGACAATTCTAAACAAATTTTGCAACAAATAAATATGTTAAATATTACTTTACAACAGCATCATAAGGTTATTACACAAGAGTCCGAATATATTGCAAGACTTAAAATATTCAAACCAAAATTCTTATCATCTCTTGATAATATTAAAGCACATGTTGGTGGTATTAAAAATGATATTCATGCTACTATAATCGAAGGTGTTGACAAGAACGGACTTCTTTCAATATTGGATGATATTCGTTCATCTACGGATAAATCTGCCACTCTTCTATCAAAAGCATTTCTTGATCATTTCGACAAGTATAATGCACAAGTTACAAAGGATGCAAATCAATATGATGAGGAATTGAAACGTATGGGCTTTTTAAAAGTGACTTATAGTTCTTCTGTAAAAGAAGGCAATACACTATGGAAAGAGTATTCTGATATTCTGCAAATTGCCAAAGAACTGAAGAAAAATTATAAAGGTTCTACTGCAGATGAAAAATCATTTGATGCACTTATGTCGCGTGTTGCCTCTGCTTTCAAAGCTCAGAGTAGCGAACACGATGCTAAACTGTCTACTCCTAATACAAAATGTGCCGCTGATGTCTTAAAGGCGCACTTGGATCATAAACGGGTTTAACCACATATAAACATGTGTAAATTAATAATATATTTTATAACTAATTAATATTTGTTTGTTACCTAATACTAACAAACAAATAACATGACAACCATTCCCCCATAATTACGTGTATTTTTTATCTATTTGTATTTCTTTACCAAGATTTTTTATTATTTTTCTTTCATAGTTGTTATAATTTTCAATAGGTTCACATATTGAGCGCATCATTGTCAAGTATTCTATCTGCTTACGCTCCGTCTCTATCCAATCAGGATTATCGATTGCCCATTGTTGTAATGCAGTGCGCTCCTTGTCCGCAATTTTTACAATCGTATTTTTCATCATCTCGTGATTCTCATCTTTTTGCCATTTATCCTCATCTTTTATATACATGGTGTCACGTTTTATATCCGTGCAATGAATAGGACGTTTATGAATATCCAATTCTTTGAGCCCTTTTATCATAACATCTGTTATACCGCGCGATATACCATTGGTTTTTGAAAATAACAAATCTTCTAATGTTATTTTTAACGAATCTATAAAATCTGATATATTTAAAGCATCCTTGCAGTGCTCGTTTAAAAAAACGTTCAGATTGAAATTATTAGTTGTATTATTATTTGTAGTATTATTATTATTAATTATAGTATTGTTACCTATTTTAGGTAACACCTCCCTCAAAATTTTTTTTATTTCCTCATTGTCTTTTAATAATTTCAAAATAAGTCCGTCTTTGTCCCTACTCGCCATCTCTTTTAACTCTAACGCTAATGCTGTATTGCTTTTATCATTCATTAATTGACATTTTTGTTTATGTTTCCAAAGTCCCATACGCGTTGTGTATGTTTTTAAGCAGTCACATTTGTGAGCATTATCAGTAACAGCATTTTCTTTGTATACTGATGTAAACTTTTTATGTTTCAGTGTGGAAAGATGAACATTGTAATTAGACTCTTTAGAGCATTTGAAGTTACAAACATCGCATAAAAAAAAAACAGCATTTTTTGGCATAATTGTGTATACTATAGTAGTATACAAAAAAAATGCCTAAACCCTTTTCATATAATATTTATAAAATGTTAAAAAATTTATCGTAACAAAATTTTCAACCTTAAAAACAAATTTAGAGCATTATGCTCTGAGTGACGTTTTCATCGTTTTTTTTAAATCTAGAACTGGTTTTTGAAAAAAGGACATTTATAAATGTCCATTTTTTGAAAATGGCCTCTGAGACTTGAAATTTTTATACATCATCACTTATTCGGCGTCCGCCCTGCCATTTTCGCGGGGTTACCTTTATGCTTTGTGGCGGTGTATTCATCGTGGTCACGCGGTGAGCATAATGCTGCGAATTTATAAATTGGATAAAATTGGATAAAATAGTATAAAAAGGTGAATATATGTAAAAGATGTCCCAAAATTGTGAAAGTAGTTTTTTATAAACATGATTTCGACTTTTGGGGACATCTTTCGGGAACATCTTTCGGGAGATATTTATGCAAACTTGTCTTCTAATTTTTTGAATAAATCTTTACCGTATATTAAATTACCGGTTGGTTTATAGTCATTTATAGGTTTGAATTCTTTTTTGTTTGCAGGATTTTCGGGGTTATTTTTAGCATTAACTTTACGCGTTAAACCCATATTAAACGGATCGATACTATTTGCACTAAGTGGATTGTTTATGGCTTGTGATGGTGCTATGGGGTTACCAAAATCGTCAAACTCTTGTATACGATTACCATGCTCGTCTATTACAATACCTGTTTTTTTTTTGAATTCATTGCGGATATATGATGGGATATAATGTTTCCATGAGATAAAGATCAAATTTGGATGTGTATAACGAACTACAAAATCATTATTTGTAAGCTCTTCTAAAATATAACTAATACAAGATGCCCTGTCATAAGATGCAACACCTAACATAATTTCGGGAATAACAAACCAGCAAAATTGTGCATCTATTTTTTGACGAGATGTTATTTTTATTTTTTCGTGAATTCTATTTAGGATTTTATTGTAAATTGACAATTTTGATAAATCGTATGTCTTCTTTTTATCATATAGTTCTTCTAAATTTATCTTTTTAATTTTGTCGCTATCTTCTTTGTTTCGAAATAATTCGTCCATTTTTATCTACTCACAATACAACAAAATATATTATAATACTTAATTCATAAATAGAAAAAAAATATAGAAATAATACTATTATGTTATTATAATAATTGAGTTATAATTATTATAATATCATACACATAAACTATAAACTATAAACTATAAAATTCACAATAAAAATCATAATAAAACTGACAATGGAAAATACATCTATTGACAACATAGCTGATACTAATATCGAAAATAACAATACTGATCATGTTGAAAATTCCATCAATGTATCTGCTCCCATTATTAAACATTTGGTTATTGGAGGAGGTGGCCCATTTGGATTAACCGCATTTGGTGCTTTAAAATATTTACACGAACAGCATTTTTGGGATATAAAAAATATTAAAACAATATATGCAACATCGATTGGGGCTTTGATCGCATTATATATTACTATGGGCTATGATTATGAATATGTATATGAATATATGGTAAAAAGGCCATGGGAAAAATTGTTTGAAGATATTGGGTTTCAAAATATAATCGATATGTATACCAATAAAGGAATCATTGATATTTATCCTATTTATATGAAACAATTTAACATTTTATTTGAAGCAAAAGGTTTATCTCCAAATATAACTATGAAAGATTTTTACGAATATAATAAAATAGAATTAAATTTTATAACCTGTGATGCAAATAAATTTTCCAAAATCATTATATCACATAAGACACATCCAGATTTAGAAATGATTACTGCATTATGTATGACATCGGCTTTTCCTATTTTGTTTAAACCTATTATAATAGAAGATAAATGCTATACAGATGGAGGTTTTTTTAGTAATTATGCAGTTAATATATGTTTAGAAGAAACAGGATGTAAAAAAGAAGAGATATTGGGTATTAAAAAATATCAATCCATTGATATAAATGAAAATCCTATAACTGAAGAATCAAACATTATTGACTATTTAGAGAAAATTACATTTAATATTTTAAATTGTATTAATGACGAATATATATTACAAAAAATACCATATGAAATTATATGTAATATGAATATTTTTTCTACCTACGATTTATGGATGAAAGTCCCTTTTTCATCAGAACATCGTGCAAATTTATTAAATTATGGTGCGGAAATATCAGAAAAAAAACTAGATGAGTTTTTACTATATAATATTGAACCAAATGATATTGAACCAAATGATATAGGATAGATAACATATGAGATGTAACAGAAGCGTGAGATTTATGTAAATTCAATATTATAAATACACATCGAAATGTATGTATAATATAATAATGCATATAAACTATAATAATGCATATAAAGTATATATGTCTCTAAAGAGAACTATTCAAAAATTTATTTAAAGTATCTTTCTCAGGTTTTGATTTAAATTCTATTACATCTGAACCTGTATCTAATTTGATGGTTGGGTATCCCGATACATCATATTTATCAGCAAGCGATGAATCTTTATCACAATCTACGCTGACAAAGTTTACCTTTTTACCATTAAATGTCTTGCCTTCATTTTCTTTTACGAAAGCATCCCACTCTGGCTTTGCATGTTTGCAATGAGGACACCACTCTACGCCGAAAAAGTATAGAGTTACCATTTCTCCATTAGGGTGTTCGTTTCGCATATCCATACCTGTTGCATATCCCTCTAGAAGCGAACGATCTGATTGAGGGGCTATATATATTTTATATATATAATAAGCACATGCTATTAATATAGCAGCAAAAGATGCAATTAAAACGTATCTAGTTACAGTAGGAAGAGAATAAATTACCTTTTTAAATTTTAAAACAGAGTCGTTCATTTCTATATTATATATATAAAAAGAATAAATATGTTTTATAAATAAACGAATAATATACTACTAAATATTCTTATTTATTTTTGAAACATTATTTTGAAAGAGTATAATACAATAACAATACAATAACAATACAGTAATAATATAAAAGTATTTTGTGTATACTATATAGTTGTTACTACTTTTATAAAATGCTTGTTCGTTGTTCAGATGGTAAAATAATAGATATAAAAATTCAGTCTTTTATATGTGATACAGATTATTATGATATCATACTAAAACTCATCTGAAAATTGTATATAAAATATATAATACCAATATAACAATAGACAATTCAAATAGGCAATATAGTATAAAAAATATTTTAACTTTAGACATCGATGGACTTAGAAACAATCCATTCATATTAAAAATAGATCCAAGAGATTTATAAACAATAGTAAACATATATAAATATAATCCAATAATTCCAACTTTCATTACAAGTGATAATATTTTTTTTTCATTTATTTTTGTTCCAAATGTTATTAACACAAGAACGAGTCCTAATACCATAATATATATTATGTATTGCGTAGAATCAAAAAACGTTTTAAATACTTCTGTAGAATCATTCGCCATATTATATTTTATATTTTTATATGTATATATAATACATATAAATAATACATATAATTATTGTCGAAATGTTTTATAAAAAAACAAAACAAAAAACAAAACAATTAAAACACAAAAATAATAAAACAACTAAAAATAATAAAACAAAAAAATATATATTTTCGCGTAAAGATTATATGAGTGGGGATGGAATGTTAACAAGTGTATGGGGGCCTGCAGCATGGCATCTTCTACATACTATAAGTTTCAACTACCCAATTCATCCTACCGAAGAACATAAAAAATATTATAAAGAATTTGTAGAGAATTTAACAAATGTTCTTCCATGTAAATATTGTAGAATGAATCTGACAAATAATTTGAAAGCGCACCCGATTCGCCCATGTCATATGAAAAATAGAGACACTTTTTCTAGATATATTTATAATTTACATGAAATTGTTAATAAATTGTTGGATAAGAAATCAGGGCTTTCTTACTGTGATGTCCGTGAACGATATGAACATTTTCGATCAAGATGCACACAAAATGATGCTCCTAAAATATTCAAGTTTGATAAAACACGTAGGAATAACAAAGACAAAGAAAAAGGATGCACGGAACCATTATATGGTAAAAAAGCAAAATGTGTTATACAGATTGTCCCACAAGACCAGAAAACACCATCATTTGTAGTTGATAATAAGTGTATGAAGGTTCGCGAACAATAGTTAAACTGAAGTATTGATTCTACATGGACTATATTGGTATGTCATTACGTAAGGTATAAAAACTAGAGGCGTATGAGAAGGGTGAGATTTGCGTTAATTAAATAATTAAATAATTAAATATTCATAAATATAAAAACAATATATTTATAAATTTACGTATGAAAATAAATTACAATTTATCTGCCCAAGGAATGGGTAGCTGATCCATTAAACCTCTACTGTTATAATTTGGAACCTTTTTGCATTCAAATGATGGCTCAGGACATCTTGCACATGGAGGGCATGGCTGACATTTCTTAGCATCACTATTTGAAGAATTATTTCCGCAATTTACATTAGGGCATGCAGGACAAATTGGGGGAACGATTTCCGATTTCAAAATATATAAATCTTCCTGTCCAGCGGGGATTCTACTTATCGGAACTCCATTTTTGTCATCTTTAAAAAATTCTTCTTTGATGGAATATGTCGAACCATTCATCTGTCCTTTAGATACCGAATCGAATATACCTACTGTATTGAGTCTGTTGCCGTCAGTATCTCTATAAGGAGAATATTTATATTTTTTGGTATTTGTATTTGATCTATCGTCATCGTCATCGTTATTGTTATTGTTATCTTTATCTAAATTCCAATTGGCTTTATTATAAAAAGGATTATTATAGTTGGATGATTTACCATCTGACATATTTATACTTCTTACATTGTCGTCGTTTTTCTGTGTAATATAATCAGAATAGCTTTTATAGTTTCTTACATCATCGCTCCTATTTGAGAAACCTTCCAATCCTCCCTGATCAGAACACATACCTAAAGTAGAACATAAAACAAGCGCAAGTAATAATATGAGAAATATATGAATTTTTGTTAATTTCATTATTAATTGTAGATATAATATAATATAATATATATATGGAAAAAAATTGATTAATTATATTTATATTATTATAAAATAAGAACAAAAAGGAATAATATACACAACCATGACAACCACTAGAAACAAACAAACTCAACATATTTTAAAATCATCACATTTTGAAGCAGTTGCTTCCGATACCACCGCCAGCACCGCCGCCACCGCCGCTATCGATAAAGTGTCTGATTATACTCTCCCATTTATAGAAGTAGGTATAGACGAAGCAGGAAGAGGACCGATGTTTGGACGCGTATATGTCGGAGCAGTGGTTTTACCTAAAGATGGGAAACAATTCGACTTTTCAAAAATGAAAGATAGTAAAAAATTCCACTCTGATAAAAAAATCAAAGAAGTAGCCGAGTATATTAAATCAAACGCTATTGCATGGAGTGTCACATACGCAGAACATAACGAAATTGATGCAAAAAATATTCGTAAAGCAACAATAGAATGTATGCATAATGCAGTGAATGATATAATGGAAAAACTGAATCAAAATGCTGATAAGTTGTATTTATTAGTAGACGGAAATGATTTTATACCTATGATGAAATTATGTGGAGATTCATATATTCAGATACCGCATATATGTGTTGAAAGCGGCGATAATACGTATGCATCAATCGCGGCAGCATCTATTTTGGCAAAAGTAACCCGAGATGAATATATTATACAAATGTGTAAAGAAAATCCTGAGCTGAATACGCGATATGATCTAGAAAACAATAAAGGATATGGAACAAAAAAACACATGGATGGTATTAAAACACACGGAATAACACAATGGCATAGAAAAAGCTTTGGATTATGCAAAGAGTTTTCTTAATAAATAGTATACAAAATGTGTCTATAATGTGAGCAATCATCTATCTTCTTTTTCTTATTGCAGGAGCAATAAAAAGGCCATACACAATATACAAAATATAAGCAACAACGAAAAACACGATTAATAAATTAAATAATTTCATAATATTACAATAAGTAGAATCTTCTTTTGAATCGCAACGTATAGTTGTTCCAAAAACACCGAATATACCTGAACCTAAAATTCCGCCACCGCCACCGCCGCCGATACTAGGACCTCTTTTTGCCATGATATGATATGTTTATGTTATATTATCTTATATTATGTATATAAAATATATATTTTACATAATATATTTTTATATAGTATATATTTGAATTTATTTTGCATATAATATATATTCAATGGTAGTAAATTGAAGTAAATATAAATATGTATACCATATATAAAGAATACTAAATTCAAAAAACAAAGACAAAGACAAAGACAAAGACAAAAACCCAGAAAAATGAAAGTTCTTGTTTTCGATACTGAAACATCAGGGCTCCCTAAAGAACGCAATCCTTCTATATACGATACCGACAAATGGCCACATGTTATGCAAATCAGTTATGTTATATATGATACTGAAATTGAAACAGGCGAACTCATCGAAACCTATGATGCATATATTAAACTAAATTCGTGGGTAATAGTTGACCCAGTTTCAGAAGGAATACATGGAATTACGCGCGAAATTATGGACAAAAAAGGTGTCCCGATTCAAGAAGCACTGATTCGACTACGTGACGCGCTTGGGAAAGTAGATTTATGTGTAGGACACAATGTCTCATTTGACAAGCGTTTCATTATCGTTGAAGGAATCCGCAACAATATTCGAATGAATTTTCCTAACGATTATTGCACGATGAAGAATAGTAAAGATGTGTGCAAAATAGAGTATACATTTTCGAATGGAACAAAAGGATTTAAATTTCCTAAATTAATGGAATTATATGAACATTTGTTTCCTGGAATTCCTGCGCCTCAAAATTTACACAACTCTCTTGCAGATACAATTGTTACATTGAAGTGTTACTGTAAGTTGGCTCATGGAGTGAATCTTTCGCTTGAATCACGCCACTTTCGTGCAGTATTTCGTGAAAATTGTTGCTAAATAAAATATAATACAGTTGAATTTACTTACTTATGATGTCTGTATCGCTTAGTATGACGTTTTATACGGCGTTTCGTATTGCATTTTTTGTTACGCGTTGAACGGCGATGACGACGATGGCTTTTACGAGATTTTTTACTAGCACGGTGTTTACGACGTGAATGTGTTCTACCCGCAGTCAGTACATTTTGTTCAAAATCACTAAAATCATGTTTTGAGGGTTCTAGTGGTGTTTTATTATAGTCAGAGCTTTTAGTACTAGGAAAAAATGTTTTTTCAAAACCAAAAAATGTTTCCAAAAATTGAATTTGGGGTTTAAATGATTCAAGTTGTTCTAATCCTATATTTTTATCAACAAAACATTTTAAAACATAATTAAAAATTGAAGTATCTTTAGCAGCAACTCTATAATGTCCAACCAAAGAAGGAGCTATACGGGTAAGAGTTATATATTTAAGATTATAGCCTTGTAATGTAAGAAATGCTGTAAGATCATTAAATAATTGATCTATTTTTTTACCTACATGGACACAACAGCTATCTGTTGTTTTTTTAGTAAATAATACATTAGACCAACGACAATCTTTATCTAAAACCCCATCTTCAGTAAAATATGGTTTTAATGTGTTTTTTAGTACTGACAGTTTTGGTTTATCTAACGTAGGTTCATCATTAAGAGCCAGGTTTGTTTGATCTAACTTAGGTTCATCTTTAAGAGTAAGTTTTTCTTCAGCAGTTAGTTCCTCGTCATAGAATCTTTTTATTGCTTTTTCAACGAAAGTTGGGTTTCTATACATACCGGTACTTGCGCCGAAATAAAGTTCTTGAAGTTTAATTTTACCGTGTTTATATTTTTTAAGAATTTCAAACATTTTCATTGTGTCTGGTGAAACTTTTAGATTTTCGAGCATACGTTGAACAGTTTGTATTTCCAAAGACTGCTGGTCTGTTAGCTTATCAGAATTCTGTTCAGACTGCAGTTTAGGTTGCTCTTCTGCTTGCTCATCAGATGGCTTATAAGATTGTATATATTCTTCATGACCCGACATTTATTTAATATATATATAAAGACAATATTATAAAATTATAAAATATATTTTTATTTTTGATCGATCTAATTATATAGGATTTACTTACTTACTTACGATGTCTGTATCGCTTAGTATGGTTTTTTTTGTATTGCTGAGTATTATGTTTTTTGTT